ATACGTAAGGCTTTGTTTCTCATTTGTCTAACACCCTCACGGCTCATATCAACTTTTTCACCAATTTCAACCAAGCTAAGTGGTTGCTCACCATCTAAACCGTAGCTTAAATTAATAATTATCCTTTGATTAACTGACAATTTAGCCATTGCTGAATTAAGTATCATTTGACTATCTGATTTGTTAATTAAATAATCAGCAGTTTGTGAATCTTTGTTTTCAATAACATCGATTAAGGTACCACCATTTTCCTCAGAATCAAATGGTGTATCCAATGATGATATTGAAATAGAATCAATACTTAATAATAGATTGATATCATCAATATCAAAATCCTTTGTTGTCTCACCAACCAAATCAGCGGCTGTAATGGGTCTTTGGTATATTTGTTCCAAAGCTGAAATATCTTCTCTTAGTTTTTGCAAACTACCAACCTTATTAACTGGTATTCTAATTGGTCTTGAACATTTAGTTAAGTAATCAGATATATTTTTTCTAATATACCATACAGCATATGATATGAATTTGAAACCTTTATTAGGTTCAAATCTTTTAGCAGCTTCAATCAAACCATAGTTACCCTCATTAACCAATTCCTCCAAAGAAATCTTAGGTGTTGAGTATTGTTTTGCAACACTAATCACAAACTTTAAATTTTTTGTAACCAATTCATTCAACGCTTTTTCATCACCGTTTTTAGCTTTTACTGCGCACTCATATTCCTCATCTGGTGTTGCGAATGGTTTTATCATTCTAACATCTGCAAGATATTGATTGAAAGCTTTGCTTGATTTTCTGTCGGTAATTTTTTGTGTAATTTTTAATTGTCTCATGTTTATTTTATTTAAAGTTTAATATTTAATTCTCTTTCTAAGTCACGCTTCTTTATGGTCTCCCTTTTATCGTGAATCTTTTTACCTTTTGCTAAACCGATTTCTAGTTTAATAAAACCATGGTCGTTAATTATAACTGAAAGTGGTGCTATTGTCAAGCCCTTTTGTTCTAAATCAGCACTCAATTTAACGATTTCATTTTTATTAAGTAACAATTTCCTTTCTCTTATTGGGTCATGTTTATCATAGTTACCACTTTCTTTGTATTCAGAAATATGCATACCTTTTATGAACACTTCACCACCTTTGATATAACAATAAGATTCAGATATTGACACCTTGTGGTTTCTTATTGATTTAACCTCACCCCCATACAGCTGTATCCCAGCTGTTAATTTCTGAATAATCTCATATTCGAAATATGCTTTTTTGTTTTTAACTACGACTACCATTTGTTTTTTTTTACAAAGATAAAAGGTTTATTCCTAATTTCCAAATTTTTTTTAATTAAAATTCAAAATTAATTTTTCTGAAATGTTAATAATCTCATTTTCAAACCATTCTTCAACAACTTCTTTAATAAAATCTGAGTCATATTGTTTTTTTACATCATTAATAACGTCAGAAATTTTAACAGTTTTGTTTTTCATATTAGATATTACCCAGTTTGTTGAACCTAATGTTACTTTATATTTGAATCTAATATAATCAAGCAAATCAATTTTGGCTTCTTTCTTTTTATTTGAATACCACGTATGTAAAAAACTATACATTTCTTTTTTGTCAACAATGCTAATATTCAAACTAGATTTAACTTCACCAACAAACTCTGAAAATGTTAAAACATCAATAGAATATTTTCTTTTTAAAGTTGAACCAGTGAATAAATAGAGTTTGTCAATGTACCATAAAACAAATTCTGAGTTATTCATAAAAAATCTATAAGGTCTTTAATTTTTTGACAAGTTTCGTAATCTTCAATGGTCTCAAAATAAGATAACGATTTATTTAGATGTTTGTTAAAATCATCCCTTTCTATTTTTATAGTATATACTGAATCATTAACCAATAAATTAGCAACTACAGCAACATCATCATGATTATCTACAGATTTTTGTATGACTTTATAAGCAACCAAAAACAATAAAGCCTTTTCCCTATATAGGAAGGTTATCAATTCTTCGTAATTTTTAAATTCAATAGTTAAAGGCAAATTAATTTAATTTAAAATTAAAGTCATCAGCATCCTCATCATATTCACTTATGTAAATACCTTCAATTTCTTCACCAAGCTCATCTACAACACTAACGTCTATTTTTCCGTCACCGTAATAAGTGGCGATTACTATGTATTCACCAAAATCAATTTGTTTCGTAATGCCATGTTCCATATTAATAAATATCTAACAAGGTGAAATTAATCTCCTTCTTTTCCAAATCTACAGAATGCAATATAACCTTAACTTCATCACCCAATCTTATTTTTTCTTGGGTTACTGAATTGATTACACAATGATTATTTAAGTCTGGTTTCCAAGTTTTGGTTTTAAACTCAGATAATTTAATTAAACCTTCACAACCATTTTCTGGTATTTCAACAAACAAACCATAGTCTTGAACCGATGTTATCACACCACTGAATATCTTACCAATCTTATCTGATAGGTATTCACATTGCTTGTATTTAACGCTATCTCTACTAACTTTTTGTGCCACACGTTCCCTTTGTGACAAATGCAGAGCCATCTTATTTAAATCATCCAACTTATATATCATATAACAAATATACTTAATAAAATCAAAAAAAACAATGTATTATTGTTATTTTATAAATATTTATACTATGATGCTTAATTTTGATTCAAACATAAATAGATTAAAATCTCAATATTATTTAAACAGAGCAATAAAAGAAGCTTATGTTTTAGTTGAGTCTTATCCTAATATTTCTAATTTACTTCTGGAAGAAGAAAATGGTGGTCCACATTATGAGTGGGATTTGATTAATAATAAATTTTACGATAGAGTAAATAATATAGAAAGCGATATTGCTAAATCAGCTTCTAGTGTTAAAACATCAGAACAAGCAATTGCTTATTTAAAGGACTTACTTAGAAGAATTTCTGAACTACCAGATGCTGTAAAATCAAGATTGGTAAAATCAGCAATAGCTTCAATATTAACGTTTATGACATTGCAATCTATGGTTAATTTTAATGAGAAGGTTGAAAAAATAAACATACCAAATAAAAATGTTATTGTTACAATGGTTAACAATAAAATAGATAAGATTAAATCAATTAAACAAAAAGCTCAAGTAACCACACCAAAAACTTATTCAGATAAACTAATTAATGCTATTATAAAACATGAGGGTAAATCATTAACTTCTTATGATTCAAAAGACGGTGCTTATAGTATTGGTTATGGTCACGCTGTATTTAAAGATGTTTCAAGAAGTGATAATAGTAGTAAATACCCATTTCTTAAATCATATGATGAATACGAAAAAATGAAGAGTAAAGGTGAAGATATTGTAATATCTGATGAACAAGCTAAACAATTATTTAAGGATGATTTAAAAACAGCTTCAGATGGATTAAATAGATTGTTAGATGAATGGAAATCAAAGGGTATAAATCCAAAAATAACACAACCAATGTATGATGCAATGGTTTCAATGATTTATAATATGGGTATAGGTACCTTTAGAAAAAGTGAATTTATACAATTAGTTAAAAGTGGTGAATTTAAAAAAGCTGCTGAAGCTATAAAAACCACCAGCAGCCATATGTTTGACACCCATGAAGGTTTAGTGGATAGAAGAAATACTGAATCAGAAATCTTTAAAGGTAATTACCCTAAATAACCACCTTTACCTAACACATCACTAATTATTCTGTGAAATATTAAATCTGGATATCTCCTAATTGGTGAGGTTGTATGCATATAATGTTGAACCCCCAAACCATAATGACCAATATTTTTTGTTTGGTAATTAGCTTTTGACATACACCTAACAACTAAATTATTGATTATATTTTCTTCTGGTGTATCTTTAACTTGCTTCAATAAACCATTTAAACTATCTTTTATTTTATTATCATCAGATATATTTAAATTATAACCCATGGATTCAACAAATGTTTTTAAAGATTCCAATTTGGTTGGGTCTGGCATATCGTGAGTTCTATGTAATGTTGGAACTTCTTTCTTGGTTACAAACTCACATACTTGTCTATTTGTTAATACCATAAATTCCTCAATTAACCAATTAGATTCCTTTTGCTCAGTAAAATACACACCAACTGGTCTACTATTATCATCTAAATCAAATTTAACTTCAGTCCCTCTGAATTGTAAAGCATTCTTTTTACTTCTATTTCTTCTTATTTTACTAGCAAATCTATGTAGGTCAAGTATTGCTGATTTTAATTCACTTGTATGTGTTTCACCACCCTCAATTACTTTTTGAACCTCAGTATATGTTAATCTATAATTTGAATTTATAATACCCTTATTGAACCTTTGATTTATAACTCTACCATCATTATCTAATGTGAATATAAATGAATAAACCAATTTATCAGTGTTTGGATTTAATGAACATAAATTATTACTTAGTTTCTCTGGTAACATAGGCACAACCCTGTCAACCAAATAAACTGATGTACCTCTTTTATATGCTTCATCATCAATCGCCGTGTTTGGTTTAACATAATGTGATACATCTGCGATATGAACACCAACTTGAATATTACCATCAACCCATTGAACTGATAATGCATCATCCAAATCTCTAGCAGTTTCACCATCAATGGTGAATGTTAGAATATCACGCATATCCAACCTCTTACTTATTTCACTTTCTGTTATAACTTCAGATATTAATTCAGCTTCATTTATAACTTTTTGTGTAAACTTATATGGTAGATTATATTCTTCCAATATGCTGTGTATTTCAACATCATTATCACCAGACTTACCCAAAACTCTGGCAACTTCACCATTCGGGTTTTTAGATTTGGTTTCCCAACTGGTCATTTTAACAACAACCTTCTCACCATCAGTGGCACCATTTAATTTATTTAAAGGTATGAATATGTCAACATGCATTCTTTTGTTATCTGGAATAAAAAAAGCATACTTTTCTTTTATTTGCATTGTCCCAACAAACTCAGTTTTGAATCTACCTACAATTTCTATAACTTTACCTTCAAATTGACCCCCTTGGGTTTTTGTTAATTCAATTTTAACAGTATCTAAATGTAATGATTTGCCAATGTTGTTTTTATGTATAAAAATACCCTTTGTTATATCATCATTTTTTACATAACCAGAACCAAAGCCAGTTAAACTTATTTCTCCAGTTACAATATCTCCTTTTTTAAACATCAATTTATATTAATTTTACTTTTAACCAAATATACTATAATAAAACAAAAAAAGCCAAATTTCTTTGGCTTTTTTATTGTTTTAATTATTTAAAACTTATTATCTTTTAAGAACTTTTTTAGTTCCTTCATCTTTGTCGCATCATCCAATATTTGAGTTTTTACTCTGTCTATTAGATAATTGGCAGTCTCTGGTCTTGAGTCAGACATATCACTCTTTGCTTTATCATCAATAGTAATTTGGAACCTCAAATATCTATCCAACAATTCATTGCACTCATAATCAACAGACTTGGAAGTGGCTTGCATCATGATATCACTTATTGGCCTAGCCCAATCTTTTAACCCCCAATCGTCAGTATTTTTAACACCTAGATTTTCAGTATAGATACCAGTACCCAAAGATAATAAAGTAATATCACCCACATTTAAATCTTTTATACCATAAGTGTTCCTTATAGCATCAGATACACCAGCCAATGCTGGATTGTTTATGAATACCCCACCATCAACACATGTTCTTAATTTACCACCAAATGGCATTTCATAAGACGGTAAATAGGTTGGTGCTGCTGATGTTGCTCTACATACATCTTTCAATAATGCATCATAACCAGCTTCATTTGATTTTCTACTTTTAAACATCACAACCTCATTGTTTCTTATATCATATGATGATACAATTATAGGTTTTAAAGTGTTGCTTAATTTTAAATTTAAGAAATATTCACCCAACGCTTTATCCAACCCATCAGCTTTGAATTTTGGGTCGAATATTGCACTTATTTTTGTGAACAAATTACTCTTATAAGGGAATATTTCACCACCTTTAGTAGTATATAAATCTATTAGCTTGTCTATCGTTAATAATGGTGTTTTACCATCTTTAGTAGCAGTTAAACCACAAGCAATAATACCACCTGTTGATGTTCCAACTATTAAATCGAATAGTTCATGTATTTTTTTACCAGTTATTTTCTCAACTTCCTTCAATACTAATAATGGAATAAGACCTCTAAGACCCCCGCCATCTATTGATAATATTTTAAATTGTTTATTCATACTTTATTATTAAGCTATATCAGTACTTTCTAATAAAGTATAACTGAATTTATTACCATGAATCTTTGCTGCTTTTTTACATATAGCAAGGAAAGCATCAAAGTCTTTAACTCTTTTAAACACTTGACACCCCTCACTCCAGTTTTCAACCCAGGTAGAATCTTGACCAGCTTTATGTATGTTTATACCAAACATGCCAGTGTCTTTTGTTGTTTCTTCAAAAACTAAATCTTTATTAGCATCTCTCCAAACAGTTACATTACCATTTCTTTGACATAACGCATCGTATTTACCTTGATGCTTATCAATCGACCATACGCTTCTGTATTGACCTGGCACCAATCTAGAAACACCCTTTTTATTGTGGAATTGTTGAACTCCCTTCTTTCCTGGGTCACATGTAGCATTCCAACAATAGAATTGCCAATTTCCAGATTCATCTTTGAATGATATTGTTAAATGGTCATCAAACACATTAGTAACCTTTCTATAAACTGATGGTGAAGTATTTCTAACCCCAACAATGTTTACATCATAACCTTTGTTTGATTCATCTTCAAACCATTTGTAACCCTTAGCTTTTAAAGCTGTTTCAATTTGTTCTCTTGTATAACTCATAATTTATTATTTATTAAAATATAATTTAGCTTCTGCTTCTCTCCTTCTAACCAAACCTTTAAGGGTCTTGCCACCAGCTTTAACCCATTTCATGAATTCAGCTTCAATTGTTGGGTCATTAGGGTCTGCATTAACCTTTTTTAATAATGTGCTGGATTTTAAACTAGCTGGTCCTAAATTGTAGCAAAATGAAACCAATGCATCAAATTGATTTTGATTAATAGAATCAATACAATATGAATCAACATATTGTTCGAATTTAACCAACATGCTTTTTAATAATTCAACACCCTTTTCTTCAGTTATTGGTGAGTCTTTCATTGTGACTTTTTTACCATCTGGGTAAAATGTTGCTCCGTACCCAATTGTTGGGATTTTTGCTGGGCATAAATACGGTTTTGAGCTGAAACCTTCGAATGATTTAATCAAATCAATACCCTTATCACTTGCTTTAGTAATTTTCATTGTAACCTTTTATTTATAAATATGGGTTAAAATGAAAAAGGGGACTTTAACATCCCCTCCTTTTTTATTTAGTAGCATCAGTTACATGATGTACAATAACTTCAAATGATTGTTTACCACCCCACCTTTTGAATATTGGTAAATGGTCGTCTCTATCTTCCCAAATTTCTAACTTCTCTATTTGTGGATATATGTTTACTAAATCGTTTAAAATATGTTCTTTAAATACATGTGTTTCTGAAAATTTCCCAGTCTTGTAAATATAATCATCAAAGGTTATGCGTTTGCTATCCAATATACTAGTAACCAAATCACCAACACCAGAATGTCTACCAGTTAACAATACTGTTAATGTATCCTTATCTTTAACTTGTTCGTAATCTTTCAAAGTACTAGTTATTGTTTCATTTTTAAATATGTTTTTATTTAATCCCTTATGGATTATTTCTTCTATTTCATCATAATTTAGTTTTTTGGTTAATTGTTCTATTAACTTATCACCATTATTTTTGAAATAAATTCTACTATCTAAACTTTCTGGTCTACCCCACCAACCAGTAAATGGCCATTCAAAACCAAATTCTTTTAACCATAAAGGTTTACCACTTTCTGGTGTATCAGTGTCAATTAATGTACCATCAAAATCAAATATCGCAATTTTTTTAATTGTTCTATCCACAACACCCTCTCTTAATATCATTCTAATTTTATCTTTCATTCCGCAAATATACAAATAAATATTTAATCAGCAAAAGAATATTCTTTTTTTGTACCGTCAGCCATTGAGTAAACTATTTTTTCAACAACCACATCAACTGGTTCAATATCCTTAAACTTATCAACATACTCATCAATCTTATCTGGTTTTATATAAGCTATTGTTGCATGTGGGTGGTAATCTGGATATGATGTTGTGTGTGGAAATTCTGTAAATTTCTTATTCTCTTTATGCAAATCTTTGCTTTCAACATCAAATTTTAAAACACCAAAATCTGGATTATTAAATGAAGAAACCTTTTGCATTTTCAATTTAGGTCTTTTCATTTTATTTATTACTTCTTCAATTTCTTTCAAAGGAATATCCCCATGTAAACCATATAATACTGTGACATGTGGTTCAGTTTCAAAACCATAACCTCTATCACCATCTTTACCTAGATATAAATCTTTTTTATCAATCATGGACTTCAAATTATTCCAATCATCTTTATTAACATCAAGATAAACCATAATACATCCATATTCATATTTGTCATTATGTTTACCTTCCATAATGGTTTTTCTAAATAATTTTTTAAT